CTGAAATAAACGTACCATCCTTTTTCTGCTTTTACAATTTTTGGGGTAGAATATCGATTTTTCATTTTGTGTGCGTTTTGTGTGCGAAATGGGTATAAAAAAACGGGAAGCCTTTATTTATGGGGCTTCCCGTTTTTGTGCGGAGAAAGAGGGAAACCCCGAAGGTTAATTTTTTGTAATTTTTCCCTTTGATAGCAAGGGTAGTGTGTAATGCAAAATAGTCGTTTTTGTGCTGTTTTGTGTGCAGTTTGTGTGCGTAAAACAGCGAAATATTTTATCTAACCTCCCGCATTTCTCTCTAATTCATCAATCTTTTGTTTCAGTAAAACATTTTCAGATTTGTAAATTACAACTAACGTCGTTTTTTCTTCAACTAATTCTTTTAGAGTTTTAATATGGTCTTTTAAATCTAAAATTTCCCTAGTCATATTCTCTAACTGTTCTTTATAGTTATTTTCAAGTAATGGCTCTGAAACACTTCTTTTTTCTTGAAGCAATAGATTTAATAACTTCTTTTTAGACTCTGGTATTATCTTTCCTTGCTCGTAATTAATTACCGTTCTACGGTCAACACCTATCAATTCTGCAAATTTTAGCTGACTCAAACCTAATTCTTCTCTGATTTTAATTATATCTAAGTTATTCATAATAAATGATTTAAAAATTAATTTTAGTTTTTGTGTGAAATAATGGACATAAAGTTTGGATAATAGAATATTACACATTACATTTGGTCTATTATTACACACCATTTCAGAATGGTTAACCAAATATAATTAATAAAAATCAATAAACTATGAAATTTACAAAAGAATTTACAAAAAAAACAAAAAACAGTAATTTACGATGCCAATTTGCAGTCGCATTTGACGTATCTTATTTCACAATTTGTGATTGGTTAGAGAAACCATCCGCAGACGAACTTACAAAACCAAAATACCTTCCCGACCTTGTTCGAATTACAGGTTTAAGTGAAGAGCAAATTTTTGAAAAACAATTGGTTTAAATATGGAGAGTTCAATAAAAAAAGGCGACATAGCTATATGTCCAATCAGTTCAGAATCATTGACTAAAGACAAAGAATACACTATCTACAATGTTTTTAGCGATTCAAATTTCCAAATTAAAAACGACGAAAACAAAACACTTTTTTGCAAGGCAAATAACTGTGGACATATCGACGGTAACAACTGGATTTTAAAATAACAGCCTATGTACCATACAGTTGTATTAACCGACGATGAAATGCAAGTTTTGAAGAAAATAGTTTCAAAAGTAGATTCTACAATTATTGTGGCCCCGACAAAAACCCCCATAAAGAAAACAAAAACTGAATTGGGATTGAATGCTCTTAACGAGTATCTAGCGAATAAAAAACGTAAAAATTAATCACACATTTTATGGAATTAACAACGCCAATTAACAACAGGGCAGAGGTGCTTTATGCACTTATCGCAAAAGGATGTACTTCTTTGAAAGATTTCCCATACTTAGCCGGATTTCGAACCAGAATAAGTGAATTATCTCTCGAACACAATGTGAAACTATTTCACAAAGCGGAAACGGATGTAAATAAACACGGTAATTCTTATACCTATAAAGTTCATTTTTTACCCGCAGATGAAAAGCAAAACGCTATTGAAGTTTATAATCTAATCAATAAATCGAAATGACACAAATAGAAAAACACGAAAAAGCGATTAGAGTATTAGAAGCAATTGATTTAGCTACAAATAGAATTCTAAGAAAAGAAGCAGATTTACATTTATATGGTGAAAATGATTTTTTGGGGTGGAAAAAATGGCAAGCACAAAAAATCGAATCCCTAAAAAAAGCAAAATCAAAACTTCAAAACTATTACAATAACTCATTTAAACTACCACAATGAAAAACTCACAATCTGATTTACCGACAGTAAATATTTGTAGTCGTATAATCTATAACCCTCCAACAAAACTTTAACTATGTCAGAAGAAATAGCAGTAATACAAAACACAAGTGAAGTAGCCGTTTTCGATGGATTAGCTTTCTTATCAAAAATAGAAAATGCTGAAACTCTTTCTAAAAAAGTTCAAATTTTAAATTTAGCCCTTCGTCAAGAACCTATCAAGGTTAAGAATATGAAGGACGAAATGCAGAAAAAAGGACTTAATGCAGGAAATGCACAAGACTTTGAATACGTGCCAATCGAAGTAGTCGAAGAGGCATTACGTCAGATTTTCTTTCGCCAAATCGACTTCGAAATAAAAAATTCTTTTAGGGACTTGAACAGTTTCATTGTCATAACCACCTTATCGTACAAATGTCCTATTTCACAGGAAATGAGAAAAATTGACGGAATTGGAGCCAAAGCATTACAGCAAGATTCGGGGTCTAAAATTGACCAATTCAACTTCACGATGAAAGCAAATGCTCTTGAACTTGGAGTAGGTATTGCTTATAGTCGTGCCGTAAAAAATGCAGCGAAAAAACTCGGAAAAATGTTTGGCGCTAACCTTAACCGTGACGAAGAAATTGATAGCGTAGTAGTTTTCAATAAAGGAGTTATGGAAAAAACACAGGATAATCACAAAGCAATGTCGGATTTATTCGAATTGAAAAAAGACTTCATTCCTGCAAATGACTTCGACGATGTAAAATCTGTAATCGATAAAAAACAAGTCAAAGCATATTCGAGAATCAAAGATTATTTAGAAAAAATTAAAATCCCAGAAGTATGACCCCAACAGAAGAAATATTATTTAGAAGTTCCGGTTCAGGAGCTTTAATGACTACAAAGCAAGGAACAGGAATAACCGAAACTCAATTAGATAGAATTCAAGAATTATTAAAAGAGAAACTTACAGGACTTAATGCAAACGGAAATAAAGTAAAATGGGAAGGAACCAAAAAACCTGATGAATTAGCTGAACTAATCGCTAAACGTGATGCACCTCCTGAACTTTCAGATACGGCCAAAGCATTTGTTCGGAAAGTTTGGCTCAAAAACGAAAAAGGAATCGTAAAAGATATTAAGTCAAAATACCTCGACAAAGGCACTTTTAACGAAGAAGATGCAATTACATTGATTTCTGATGTTGACGGAATTATGTATTCTAAAAACGACGAAAGAAAAGAAAACAAAGACCATAGTGGAGAATGTGATGTAGTAAAAGAAGTTGATGGAAAACGAATTGTTCACGATGTAAAATGTTCGTGGGATGCTGAAACTTTTATGACTTCAAAACCATCAATCGACTACGAATGGCAAGGTAGAATTTATATGGAGCTTTGGGATGCAGACGAATTCCAACTAAGATACTGCCTTGTAGATTGTCCTGATCATTTACTTCAAAAAGAAAAAGAATTCGCTTGGAGAAAGTATTATTCCAACACTATGACCACCGAAGAAGAAGCGGAACTTGAAACTATGATGGAGCCAATTTATGCTCAAATCGAACGAAATCTTATCTACTCTACTGGAGATAGATTTACCAAAGAGGAAAGAGTTAAAACTTTCACTTTCCAACGTGATAAAGAAAAAATGAAGTTGATGGCTGAAAAAGTAAAATTAGCAAGGGATTACTACAAAACTATCACGCTAAATGGTAATAATTAAAAAATATGGCATTACGAAATCAACCATATCTACCATTATACGTTCAGGATTTTATGACTGATGAGAAGCTAATGGAGTGTTCGGCAAAAGCTACTGGAGTTTACATTCGGATATTGTGTATGATGCACAAATCTAAAAACTACGGAACTTTTTTGCTCAAGCAAAATGACAAGCAAAACGAAAGCAACATTATAAATTTTGCTTGCAAACTTGCTAAGTTTTTGCCTTACACTTTGGAAGTGATAGAATCGTCGTTGGTCGAATTAGTAACGGAGGAAGTGCTTAATCTTGATGGTGATTTACTATCTCAAAAAAGGATGGTAAAGGACGGAAACATTAGTGATAAGAGAGCTTTAGCGGGTTCAAAAGGAGGTAAAAAATCATTAGGAAAGGACGACGGTTTTGCTCAAGCAAAATTCCAAGCAAACTCTGAAGATGAAAATGAAAATGATATTAATAATAATAACCTTCTATTTAAAAATACATTACTAAAAAACGAAAATTGGAAAAAAGAAATTTCAACAAGTTTTAAAATTCCGCCGTCGGAAGTCGATTTGAAACTTGAAATGTTTTTTAGCCATTTAAGCACCGAGCTAAAATATCATCCTACGATGAATGAATTTGCAAAACACTTTAAAAATTGGATTCCTGTAAACAAAACTAAAAATGGAAATACTAAAACAACTTTCGCAAAAAATCGATGAACCGAAAACGGGGATTGGATATAATAAATATCAAAACTTAAAAAACCTTCCTTTTTCGACATTGACGGATTTAGAAAAAAGTCAGATGGAGGAATTTAAGCAAAAGCATTTACCCTCAACAGAGCAACGAGAATGGTCTAAAAATTATATTGCGAATATGTTATCGCAAAAAGAAGAAAAGCCTTTTAAAACGACTGCATTGCTTTTAGGGAACGTATTTAAGGCTAATTTCTTTGAGGTACACGGCAAAGAATTCGTAAAAGACGAGTTTACGACAAATAACATCCTCCCTTTGGTATATTATTTTTCAAAAGACCCACGATTTTTTAAATGTGAGAATCTTTCAAAATCATCTAATCCAAGTTTCGATAAAGGAATTTTAATTGTAGGGACTTTTGGAAATGGTAAAACGGCTGCAATGCGAGTTTTTGAGAAAATCTTTCGGACGGTAAAAGGAATGTCATTCAAGGGATATACCGCAAATGAGGTGGTTACAATGTTCGAGAAATGCAATGATGAACTTTCGAAAGAAGATTTCAATAAAAAAGTAAATCTCGGACAACGCTATTTCGACGACATCAAAACAGAACGTATCGCTTCAAATTATGGAAAGGTAAACATCTTCAAAGATATTTTAGAAACTCGGTACAATAAAATGTTTGACAAAATTGAAGAAAAAAAAATAATTGAAAAAACCTACATCACTTGTAATTACAAAGAAGGATTTGAAGGAAATGTAGAAGTAGCATTAGAGGAATTTGGGGAGAAATATGGAGGTCGAGTTTACGACAGATTATTCGAAATGTTTAACGTAATCGAGTTTAAAGGGAAAAGTTTTCGCAAATAAATAACAACTAAAAACAAATAAAATGACACAGTATAAACACAATACAACAGGAGACATAGTAAAACAAATTAATGAAAATTATTACATATGTTCAAACGCAACTTGTATTCCTAAAAGATTCATAGAAAACTCAAATGATTGGCAAAAAGTAGAGGAAGTAAAATACGAAGTAGGAAAATGGTATAGAAATTCAGTTGGGTTATTTCACGTAACTAAAGTTAAAAATGATACAGTTTTCGCTTATGGTTTTTGCAGAGAAAGATGGGCGGAAAATGAATCATTCCCTATAAAAAAATACCAAGAAGATGATGTTTTAGCTTGTGAGGAAGAAATTGCAAACGCTTTAATTTTTGAGGCAAAAAAAAGAGGGTATGTAAAAGGGGTTAATGTCGGAACGCAAAAAATTAATTGTGATAAATATAGATATTATTCAGATTCTACTTTATACATACACGATACAGAAGGTGTTGGAATTTGTATTTTCAATAAAGGAAAATGGGCTGAAATCATTGAATATAAAAATCCTTTATTCACTACGGCGGACGGAAAAGATATTTTTGAAGGAGATACTTATTATTTCGTTTTCCCACAATTTACATTAGGAACTACAAAATATGCTTTAGGAACAATGAATGGAGCGTTAGCTACTTTCTCCACCAAAGAAAAATCAGAAGAATACATACTCCTAAACAAACCACTACTAAGTCTTAATGATTTACTTTCTGTATGGGGAGTTTCGGCGGGTTTTCCTTATAATCCTGAACGTTACAAAACGGCTCCTTTATTTAAGAGTTTTGAAAAATTAGCCCAATCAAAACTATGAGAAAAACCACAGCACAATTAAATAGAATAAACAGATGTGTTTCTATTTCGGCGGATAAGGAAAAGGAGATTTTAACATATTTCAAAACCCAAAAAGACAATAGAACATCCGTAGTAGCAGGGCATTTTGGAGTAAGCAATCATCAAGTAAATAGAATATTAGACATTCACTTTGACAGAACAAAAACCAAAAAATGAATCACATAAACCTTAAAAATAAAATTGACGCTCAAATATCAAGTTATATCGAGTATCAAAAAACGACAACACGTTCGAAGTCTATAAAACTATCTGCCGAAATAGCAAAATTATCTGAAAAAATAAAGCTAATAGATATGATGCCATATCCTATTCAAAAAAGGCAAATAGATTTTACAATCGAACATAAACCATCAAAAATAAACATTCAAACCATAGAAACACCAACAGATATGAGAAACCAAAAACGCAACCCGCCGGAAAGACAACACGTAATCTTCGACGAACCGAAAGACAGCCGTAACAGAGCTTTACAACTTGCAAGTGAACATAAAGATATAAAACCTATTCGTTATTTATTAAAAAACTAAGCGATGAAAACACCAAAAGAAAAAGCAAAAGAATTAGTAGAAAAATATAAGCTGATTAATTATGATACAGACGATATTGAAAGTCATAAAGAGGGTGCATTTATAGCAGTTGATGAAATTTTAGAGAATGTAGATTATTTTTTTGTTGAATTAGAAAAAGACGGTTTGCCAAACAAATTCACCGATGAAATAAAATATTGGGAAACTGTAAAACTCGAAATACAAAAGCTATGACTAGAGAAGAATACCACCGCCAAGAACGAAACTACAAAAAATACGGATGGCTTTTAGTGATTAAAGTTTTAGTCATATTTGGGGTTTTAGCGATTGTAATTAACCACTTAAATAAGTAAAAATGAGAGAAATTAAATTTAGAGTTTGGAATGAAATTAACGAAATGTTATATCCTGACGGGAACGGTTATTTTGATGATGGTAAAAACTTTGTAATTGATGGGCTTGGGGAGTTAATTTACTTAGATGATAATTCAACTCCTAATGGTATTTTAATGCAATTTACTGGATTAAAAGATAAAAACGGAATTGATATTTACGAGGATTCAATATTTCATTGTAACGGCGTAAACTACATCCTTAAATACAAACTTTTAGGAGGCGCATACACAGTTCATAATATCAAAGACGATACAGATGAAAGATTTTTACATCATTGTAATCACCAAATTGAAATAATTGGAAACATTTACGAAAACCCTGAACTCCTAACCAAATGACCTACGACGAATACAAGCAACAATCTCCCCCCGAAGAAAAGGAAAATACCTGTAATTTTTGTGGGGAGGAATGCGACGGCGAATTCTGCTCGAAAGAATGTAGAGATGCTTATTTAAACGAAAACTGAAATTATGCCAAGATGCAAAAACTGCCAAGACAAGTTTGAGGCAAAATTCTTCCTCCAAAAATATTGTGATAAAGTAGATTGTAAAGTGAAATATGCAATGTCAGTTGTGGCAAAACAAAAGGAGGCTAATGTAAAAAAAGCCAAAAAGGAATCTGCACACGAAAAGCAAGTTTTGAAGGAAAAACTCAAAACTCTTTCGGATTGGAAGAAAGAGTTTCAAACTGAAATAAACTCAATCGCAAGAAGTATCGACAAAGATTATCCCTGTATCGCTACAAATACAACTAATGGTAAAATGAACGCAGGACATTACATTGGTGTAGGCGCAAATGATACATTAAGATTTCATTTAGAGAATATTTGGATTCAATCTGAACATAGCAATTCTTGGAAGTCTGGAGATACAATTCGTTATCAAAATGGAATCGTAGCCACATTCGGAAAAGAATATTTAGAGTATATGAATAGTTTGCAACAAATAAAACCTATAAAACTATCCATTTCAGATGTTAAAGAAAAAATACCAATAGCAAGAGGTATTCTTAAATGGTTGAAGTTGCAGGAACGAAAGTTCACCGTCGCCGAAAGAATATCGCTTAGAAAAGAATTTAACCAAAAAATAGGATTGTACAACTAAAAAAAACACAAAATGATAAAACACACCACGCTTAACAAATCAGATTTCGACACTGCAATCAAAGAAACAGAAACTTTCGCAGGATTTCCTAAATTTAAAAAAGGAATTGTAGTCGCCCACAAAAACATCGAACGTCTTTATGATTACTATTTGCAGGCTTGCCGTTGGGGTGTTCCATATTTGAAACAAAACCCAAATATCTACTCAAATGATGTAAAAATGATTGAAGAAATAATTAATAAATAGAAACTATGAAATTACAATTAAAACATTTAGCAGGGTATTTGCCTTATGGGTTGAAAGTTATGCGTCCTGATAACAAAACTATTTTAGAATTATCAGGTTCGCAAGGGTCTTTATTAATATTTTCAGAAGGAACTTATGGACAAATAGGAAACAAAGGAAATAAACCAATCCTTCGCCCACTTTCAGACCTTACAAAAGAGATTAAAGTTAATGGAGAAAAGTATAGACCAATTGACGAATTATGGAAATATCATAATTTTTCATATCTTAATTTAGGGGAAATTAAAACAGACCCTACAAGATACCCTTATACTATTGTTGAAAAACTACTCGAATGGCACTTCGACATTTACGGACTAATTGAAAACGGTTTAGCAATTGATATAAATACTTTGTAATGCGAAGATCAATCGAAAAAACTCCCTACACACCCGAACTAAAAGAGCGTCAAGTTAATTTACGCAAATTTCTTCGAAGGCATCCCTGCATAGAATGGAAAGAATTATCCCCATTTGGCTTTAGCATCAATGTAGGCACAATCCCCGACGAAGCCGTTGAAGAATTTCTAATAATAGCAAATAGTGTTAAAGTTTAGGAAAAATTTACCAAAATGAGGTTTCCCGTAAAGATGGTAATTATTATTGATTTCCTGATATTTATCATATTTCACACGTATTAACCTCCTACCTTTACTCAAATATTTTTATAACAAAAAACCCCAAATTATGTCTAAATTAAACAAATCACAAAAAAAATTCCTGAAAACAATCGATTCCATCAAGACTAAAAAGCAAATCAAAAAACAATTTAAAATTTCTAATAAAGAAGAATATGGAAAGTAAATATTATACCCCAACAATTGAAGAATTTCACGTAGGATTTGAATATGAAATGAAAGAGGGATTTACGGACGGAACCGTAAAAACACAAGAAAATTTCGATAAAGCGAAATGGGAAAGTAGAGTTTGTGATTCAGGAATAATGTATATCGAAAGAGCTTTGCAAGGTAGGAATGCAAAAAACGGACTTTGTGGAATACGGGTAAAACTACTTGATAGAGAAGATATAGAAAGAGAAGGTTTTATATATTCTAATGTTCACTCGGAATATTGGAGTTTAAACGGATTTGATTTAGCTATTTTAGGCGACAATTACTTCACTATTTATGAAGATAAAGGCGCCGATGAATTTTGCTTTAGAGGTAAAATTAAAAACAAATCCGAACTACAAAAACTAATGATTCAACTCGGAATCAAGTGAAATTAAAAAAGCCTCCCGTAATGAGAGGCTTTTATTTTATTCCTTCGGAGCTTTGTATTTATCTCCCGCTTTCGATTTAAACTCTTCGATTAGAGCGTTTAATTTTGCAATCGCTTCATTCGCTGCATCTACATCAAAATTACTCAAATCTGCGGGTTGTTCTGCCCCTTTTACAAGATATGGTGTATTGGTTAGTTTTGCTCGTTTGAAGTTTTCTAGTTCCGCTACTTTTTGTCGTAAACTAACTACTCTGTTATTAGCATCTACTTTTTCCTTTTCGCTTTTTGGTAGGTCGTTGTATTCTTTGATTTTAGCTTGGGATTCACCGAATTTATAACCAGTAGATTCTCTTTCTTCTTTAGATACTTGTCTTTCTTCTTCGTGACCAAATGACATTACTTCTCTCATTCCAATAAGTTCGAAAAAACCTCCTTGAAATGCACCGCTAAAAAAGCTAGTGGCGTTGTAATTAGCTTTGTATTGCTCTTTTCCTGTAATTTCATTTTGTACATTCTTAATATCTTTTCCTAACCTCCAAGGAATAGGAGTGTCAAATGCTTTTCCTACTTTTTTTCCAATAACCCCTTGCGCTTTTGATATTTCTTCATCTGTTGCTTTATCTTCTAAAAGAGTTTTTATTGCGTCACGAGCGCTACTTCTATCGTAATCACCTGTTATGCTATAAAAATCAAGCAAGCCATCAAAAGCCGCTTCTTTTCCGTCTTTTTGATAAGTAAAGAACAAGTTTATCATCGGGAATATCCATTTAAAAACCTTATTAAGAGTAGGTGAGTTCTTTAACAATTTTTCAAGTTCATCATCACCTCCTGATGCCGCCAACGCCGAAATAACTAATACGTTTAGCGATAATCCAACTACAGACCTTTTTACAGTTTGGTCGTGTCTAATTTTTCTATGGACGGCTTCTGTTAGGTTTTTTAAACTTCGCCCTTCTTCTGTACTAAAATCAATTTTATTTTGGTTTTTTTGATATGCAGTAACTAATGTCGAAAGTCCTAAATTAGCACCTGTTATTTGCGCTCCTAAAACAGCCCAATTGAATCTACCCGAAACAAAAGGCATCGTTATATTTTTTGCAAGATTTACAGATACATACAATGCAAAACTACCCCAATTCTTTTCCTTTACAGATTCCTTTATTTTTCTATCGAGAAATTGAGAAGAGTTTTTGTAAATCGTAGAAATAGGATTATTTGACTCGTGACCTAAAGAACTTCCTGCTGCTTTAAATGAACCCGCAAATACCGCTTTTACCGTTTCCGCATCAACAATACCTGTAGATGTTAAATTATCTCTTACAACATCCATAGCGAGCCTGTAAATATTTGCGTAGGTAGGAGGAAGAATTTCTTTTCCAGCTTCGTTATTGGTGTCTTTTATAATTTGGTCTGCTTTTATTAGTGCTTGATTAAAACTTTCCCCTGTAAGTGTTTCTGAAACAAATACAGTAGCTTCTTTAACCGTCATTGTGTTATTCCTTCCGTAATTTTTATTTGATAGAATATCTATCATCGCTTTTGCAAATACAGCTTCCAATATTTTTACTTTATTATACGCATCAGCACCGTTTAAGTATGCTGTTCCTGAAACTATTGGAGCTACAGCATCTCTTACTTTACCTGATTTTTTACCCATTTTAATTCCCCTGATTTTATCGTCAATTTTTCGACTTCTAATGTCAGAAAATGAACTATCACCTAAATCGGGAGAGCCTGATACTGTAATGTCTTTAAAAACATTCCAAGCACCTTTATCGAGCTGTTTTTTTAATTCAGGAGTTAATTTTATTTGGTCAAATATAGATCCTATTTTTTGATATAATCTTTCAGTATATCCCGATATAGGATTCTGTACGGCTTGCTTTAAGGACAATAGTTTTGACAATAAAGCCATATCCGAGTAATCTCTAATAACAGAAACTACTTTTTGCGGGGTAACTCCTTTGAGTCCTTTACGACCATTCCCCATAGATGCTTTATTAACTATCTCATTTATTTGCTTGTTGATATGTGCTACTTGTGTTTTTAGCGCATCCTCTGACATAAATTCATTAGTATCTCCAAAGATTTTTTTATTAGCAAATAAACCCGCAAGTAATTTTGAATAGTCTTTTAAATCTTGATATTGGTCTTCTCTAAATTTGTTAAATCCTAATATTCTATTTAAAGCAATATCATATTCATCCATATTATCGTCAAATATCCCCTGATTGTAAAGTTCAGAAAGATTTTTAGCTTCTGTTTTTACATTTACCGTTTTTGGAATTTTGTTTCTGTTTTGCAAATCAGAAAGTGATTTTTCAGTAATACTTGTTTTTATTTCTTCAATGGCAGTTTTCATTTCGTCAACCATTTCTGAAATTTCATTTTCACTTAGGTTTTGACCTGATAATGCTGTTTTTATTGCTTTAGAAATATTCGCAACCGAACCTGATTCTCCCGCAAGTCTTTTCCAATCTAAAATCTTTTTAGTAGATTTTACTTTTGTTACATTTCCGTCGGAGTCGACTTCTTTTTTGGTTACATTTATTTCTTTTCCGTAACCTGAATTAATAAGTAATTCAGTAGCTTTTTCTTTTAATTTACGAGCTTTCTTCTTATCGTCGCTGTTTTCGTTTCTTAGATTACTTAATTCAGTTTTAATAGCAGAAAGTTCTTCGCTCCAAACACTATTAGCCCCAATAGCAAATTTTGGTTTTTTAGCTCTATGATTTTCTAGTGCTTTTTCAGTTTGTGCAATTTTTTGAGATAGTTTCTTTTGAAAAATTTCTTCTTCGCTTAAGTTACTTTTATTTACTGTATTGCTTTTTTTGATTATTTCTGCAACATCTTCTTTTTTTATTCCAGGAAATACTTTGTTTATTTCTTTGTAAACATAGTCAACAGCTTTTTTACCATTTATTATCCCTAGTTCCGCCACAAAAGAAGTTAGTTTGACGATATACGGAGTTGCTACCGCTAATTGTTTCGCATAAGGAATTGAAGACATTGCAGAATTACCTTTTGCCACATCAAGCAATGCTTTTCTCATTTCCTTTAAAGTATTGGAAATGTCTTTTTTTACATCTGCATTGTTTCTTCTCTTTTTAGGTACGTTTAATTCAAAATCTTCACTTACAAAATCATCCTCGTTAAAGAAATCTTCAATATTTTCTTCATACTGTTTTTGTAATTCGTCAATATCCTTCCCGAAAGACTTTCCTATCTCGTGTTTTGTTTCTAATTCATCTTTAGTATAAATACTATTTGACTTATCATTTGGATTAACACCTGTTGCGGATAATTGTCTAAGTTTATTTAAGTTCAACGCTCTCGAAACTGTATTGGCAAGTTTTTGGCTTATCGGTTGTAAACGGTTGATTTGTTCGGTCAAAAACTCTTTTTCCTGAACATCTGTAGATTCTTTTCTACGTTGTCGTAGGTCGTTTTCCAACGAAATAATATGCAATGTTTTAGAATCTACATTCTTGATTGCATTAATGTTTTTGATTAATTCCTCAATATAATTATCGCCAAAATTAACTTTAGCCTCCTCCACGATAGATTTCCCGTAAAGCAACGAATCTATCAATTTTAGTTTGTCGTAATCCTGATTTGTAGTAAATTCTTCTTCTGAATCACCTTCTTCAATATTCTCACGACTTATATATTTTCCTATTTCTCCCGAATTAGGAACATCCGTCATTTTCGATAATAAATCTTTTGAGTTTTTCTCGGCTTCTTTCTTCGGACTAATCCTCTCCTTAATTTCATCGATATTTACGTCGAAATCCAATGTTTTTTTAAGGTGTTCGATAGTTTTTGAGATTGCTTCGTCGATATGTATTCCTGCTGCCATCGCTTGTTTTACGATATTAGCGATTACATCAACTATGTCAACTCCGTTTTTGTTTAATCCCTCAATATCATCAACTTTTATCTTAATTCCAAAGATAGAGTCAATGCCTTTTACAGCATCACGAATGTTATCTACTTTAGCATCGGATAGTTTTATCCTTTCAGCTATTTTTTCTTTGGTTGTGGGTTTTTCTCGGATTTGTCCATCAGGAACATCATTTTTGCCCTCTCCGATTTTGGAATCTGATTGTACCTCTCCTTTATTGTCAATTTCTTGCGCTCTGTTTTCATAGTTTTCTAAAATATCAGTTTGTGTTTTTTCGTCAAGAGAATCAAAATATTCTTCGTGTCTTTTTACTAATTCCGCTTCATTTGCATCAACTTCTTTTTGCTCCAAATCTGTCAATTCATATTCATTTGTAGAACGTTGAATTTCGTCTAAAGTTACGAATTGTTTATTAGTTTCACCTCCTCTTCCTTGAACATATTCGTAACCACCTTTTTCTTTGGCAGTTTTTAAGGCTTCAATTAGTCGTTTTGCGGGAACAGTATTAACATTTCCTTTCTTAATATCTGCTTCTCCTTTGCGAATATCCGCCCAAGAAATACCTAAATTTACTCTTTCGGCTCCCGAATCACCACTCCAAAACAAAACTCCTTTTGCTATTTGGTCTTTTGCGTGGTCTAAATCACTTACTTCAACATCTCCTTTTGATTTAGGTTGGGGAGTTTCGGTGTTGTTTTCCACAAAGTCAGCAACGTAAATAGAATTTCTTCCACCTTTGTTTTCTGCGTCAATTATGGTTACTGTTTTATTTGTTATTGGCGAATGTAAAATACTTTCTCCTTTTTCTGTCTTTCCAACTTCAAACCATCCGTTACCTAAATTTTTCACCCCACCAACTAATGCTTTATCCCAACTATCTTCATTCTTTAATATATTTTCAACTGCTTTTGGGGGAATAGGTAAGTCATTATCACTAACAGCTTTAGCATTCTTTAAAGAAGGAGTTTTTGAAAATTTATATTCTACCGAAGCATCTCCCTTAACTTCTCCACCGTCAACGGAACTCGGTACACTTTCTTTTGCAGGGATTTCTTGCTCGGTAGCTCGTACTTCTCCCACATTTGGAGTTGTAGGTCGAATGTTTCCATTAGCAGGAGGATTTGTTGGCGGTGTTGCTTCATTTTTAAGATTTTCTAATTCGGCATCGTATTTAGCGTTGATTTCATTTTCTAGAACATTGTTTTCTTCACGCCTTTTTAAAGTAGTTTTAGATACATTTCCGTTACTATCAAAAGAAGTTGGCACAATCGATAATTCTCCTAATTCATCTTTTCTTCTTTTTTCAATATCAGCAACTTTCTCACCCACTACATCTTCTACTGGAGATACTTCTTGGGGTTTAGGCGTTTTTTTTGCTTTTGTGATAACTATATCAGCATCCCAAGATTCATCACCATTAATCTCTTTTAATACAATAGTTGCAGCGCTACTTTTTTCGCCCTCTCTTATTTCTTTAATTCTTGCTACTTCAAAACCTTCAGGAACACTTTCTTTAGGTATTTCAAATCCAAAATCACTTGAAAGTTTTTCAGGGCTAATACTTGATAAATTTCTTTGGTCAGACGGCTTATCACTTCTATTAAATAAAAATTTAGTCTTTTTTAACCCTTCTTTTTCAGTAGTGATAGCTACAGTATTAAATGTTCTTCCTTTATCGTCTTGTTTACTTTCAACTAAAGTTTCCCCTTCAAGTAGATGAAATTCTGCTACCTTCTCGGCTTCGGACGGTTTTTGTACTTCGGCTTGTGGTTGGGCTTCGGGACTTGGGGCAGGAGAGTTTTTCTCATTTTCTTTTTCTTTAATTTCTTTTAAATAGTTTTCACTTGCAAGTTCTTTAGCGTCTTCGGGTTTAACCTCAAATTTTTCTTTTGTGCCGTCGGGATTATCTCGTTTTGTTATTTCACGACTCGCTTGTGTTAATCGTTTTGCTTGCTCATTTCCTGAAAGTAAATCAAATGCAGTTGTTGATCCGTCAATAAGACCACTTCTTTTGATTTGTAATTCTTTATAATCTTGCCCTAATGAAGTAAGTAATTCTTTTTTATTAGGCAATTTACCGTCGTTAATTTCCTTTGCTTGTGCTTTTATTTTGCCCGCTTGTGAGTTTAACGAAACAATTTCGTCATAAACCACATTAGGCATATCTCCTATTTTTCCAATAGTACTTGCTACTATTCTTGAACTTTCGGCAGATACTTTATCAATTTGCTTTTGGATTACCGTTTTTTCAGTTGCAGTTAATCCTTCGGTATTTAGCTGTTTAGAAAACTCAATTATCTTTCTTGAATTTTCATCAAGCGTTCCTAAATCATTATTTGACTGAAATACTTTTACCACGGCTCCTAATACGTGAGGGCTTCCCTGCAACAAAGTAGTTAGGAAAGCAGTATCTTTACTTACTCTACCTGTATTATCAAGCAACCCTACATCTTCTTTTCCTTGCACGTATCGAGCATTAAAGTTTTGCCCCAAATTTGTTACGTGTTCCCCTCCAAATTCTTTTCCAAAATCTTTAGCGTAACCTTTGAATAATTCCCCACCGCTTTTTTTGATTAAATCAATTTCACCATTCGCCGCCGCCGATATAACTCGACTTCCTTTTTTCAATATAGATAAAGTAGGAATTTCAGAAATCACCTCAAATCCACCTTGTAGCAATGGAATAGCTGCCATTTGTAAAGGAGAATAATTCGCTTTACCGCTTAAAACTTCTTGATTTATTTTAGTAAAAGTTTGTCCTGTAGTAGAAGCTCCAAATGCTGCTAATCCACCTGCCCCTGTTGATGTAACCGCTAAAATAGGTAATTGATTTGCTACTAAGTCCGAAGCGTAATTTACAAACCCTTCTGCGCTTTCAACACTCTCTACAGGTTTACGTAATGCTCCACGATATTCTTCTAAACTACCTGCAATTTTATTAGCAATTTGTTGACCTCTCATAGAGTTTAATCGAGTAATAGGGTCAGGACTTAAACTTGCTAAATAATTTACTGCCCCAAAGATTCCGTTAGCTAATTCTCCTGTGGTAGCAATAGCATTTCCGATAAAGTTATCGTTATCACTATAAGTTCTTTTAAATAAGTCAAATTCTTGCTCAACCGTTCCTAAATCAGATTTGTTTTTTTGGATTTGGTCACTGTATTTTTGTATATTTCCACTAATTTGATTTATTTCTACACCTAAACTAGAATATTTGTCAAATAAATCTTTAGGGAATTCTTGTCCGTTTTTCTTTAATTCTAATAGTTGTTTTTCTACGTCTTGATATTCTTTAATTTTTTCATTTCCAACTATTTCCATAGCAGAAACTACTTTTAATTTTTTTTCATTTTCAAGTTGTAAGTGAACTCCTTTTTCTAAACGGTCTTGTTGAAGTATATTTTTATCTTCTACATCTAAATTATCTAAATAGGAATTTACTCTATCGATAAATAGATTATCTTTTTCTTTTTTCTTGAATATTTCTTCTGCTCTTGCGTTTTTTTGGTCTTCAGAAAGAGTTATTTTGTTTCTCTTAGCTTCTTGTAATGCTTGTTTCTTTTCTTCTTCTAAAGGGTCTTCACTTATTTTAGCACCTTGTAATCCTGCAAAAAGTGGGTTTGATGTATAAACAGCATCAACAACCATATTGTAGGCAGATTTTGTTAAGTCTTCTGCTGTATTCCAAAAGCCTTTGTTCGCTTTACGGTCTTGAAGTCTTTGTTCCACTACAGCATCGTCGTTATCGTCTTTAGTAGAGGCATAGAATGAAGTTTCTAACTCCTTTACTCTTTTAGATTTTGCTAAGTTTATTGCGTTATAATCAGGCTGAACTCCATTGCCAGGAGCCACGCTATTCATATCTATTTCAGGAAATCCACTAGAGTTTTTCCCACCCGAAGAACCAGTACTCGTTCCCGAACCCGATTTTGGAGGAATTGCAGTAGGTTGTAAATTGTCTTTTTTTTTTGGAGTTGCTATTTTTGCATCAAACTCTTCATAAGTTCCTAATGAATATTCACTTCCAACACCTTCGTAAAAAGCCTTGCGTTTTTCAGGAGATTGTAACTTGGTTTTAAACTCATCATACGTTCCTACGTTATAATCTTTAGAAACTGCATCGTATAATACTTTTGACTTATCTTGTGATGGTTGTAGCATAATTAAAATCCTTTAATTTCTTTTTTAGCTTTACTGTTTTCAACTGCTTTTACATACCCCGCATTAATAGGATTGTTCCAAACTTCCTCCATTGTTTTAACGTCTTTAACCCCATTATTCATAAGGTAGTCAGCGTATTCTTGGTCGGTCATATTCATTGTGGCAGAGGTTTCTTTGCCGTACATTCCGTTTTTAATTGTAAACCTGATACCTTTTTTCTCTTTACCTGCTACTTCTTTAGCTATTGAAATACGTGTTGCTTCGTTTCTGTTGCTTATAGCATCTTGCGATTTTTTATAGTCAAACTCAGCTTGTTTCAGATTTAGTTCTTCAGATTCCACTTTCGGTGCTGTGCTGTTTAATATACTTTCGTAATGAACTTGTACAACCTCTAAAATATCAGGATCAGAATAATTATCTTTATCATTTGGGTCATATCCTAAATATTCTAGTGCCGTATAAACTGCACTATGATTTTGTGTAGCGTCTTTAGCCATTGATTTCGCTATTTCCTCTGCTCCTGGAGTATAGGTTGTAGTAACTTCTTTATTACCCACTATTTTTTTTACAGGCAAAGGTTTACCAATGCTTTTTTGGAATTGGTCAATAAATCCTTTATCTCCCGTAACATCAAATTTCGGTTCCACGTTCAACAATTCTTTTACTTGCTCACCTGATATTCTATTATGGAGGATTTTAGTTGGATTTCCCGCCGCATCACGTTCTACAATGGTATAAACTGCACGTCCATTTTCATCATAATCACGAACGGTATCGGTTTTTAGTTTTTGCAGAATGTTTTTGGCTTTTTCTAAACTTGAAGGATTTAGGTCGGCTTCGTTTTTTAACCACCCTTGCACGGTAAATTCAAGTGCTTTTGGCATTTCGGTAGCTTCGTTAATCGATGCTTTTACGGAATTAGCAATTGCTTTGTATTTATCATCTCCTGTTTCGATAAATTTATTCATTGCTTCAGAATATCTTTGTTTTCCGGTTTCTAAATCTTGCCTATTTTTAGAGTCAATATCGGTATTTCCCATCGCTACAAATGGATATTTGGCACTAAACTCTTCAGCATCTTTAAAATCACGTCTTCGCTGTTCCTGAATGTTTTGCTCATTAATCATTCTATCTCTTTCCTGTGCAATTTTTTCAGCACGAACTCTCGCAAAGGAATCACTTGCTCCTTGCAATGCTTGACCTACATAATCTTGCGTAGGGTTTACTGTTAAATATCCTGATGCTCCACCTATAGCCATAATTATTTATTTTTTGTAGTCATTAATCGAGGAAGCGACTTTGTATTTACTTGAACTAAATTGTCCTGTGTTTTTTCCTAATTTAGCACTTGTTCCTCCGAATGCACTTCCCGCCATAGCTGCTCCTTGAATCATATTTCCATAACCTTGTTGTTCTGCGTCGGCAGCCGCATTGTATTGACTTGATAAAGCATCTAGTTTCGCTTGTTGTCGTTGCTCTTTTGTCATTTGAATACGTTGACTATCTTGCGCTCTTACTTGGTCGATATTTTGTTGTTGCTCGTTTAAGTTTACAGCAATATCTTTATTTACGGCTTGGCTTCCTGCGGCGACTCTTCCTGCCCCAACTCCAATCGCTCGTGTTCCCGCTTCTTGTAATGATGCCATTTGGGTTGCTTCGAGTGATGATTGCCCCTCCTGTCTTGCTTTTGCGCCCACCGTAGAAACTTTTAATTCGTCGGCGATATTCGTCAATGGAACTTCTTTCATATTAGCGGCTTCCTTAGCTAATTTCTTTTTTTGCTTATTAGCACTAAACGCCTTTACGCCACCGCTTATCATTGATAATCCTGCCGTTCCTATTGCTATGTAACTCATTGCTTTTCGTTTAAAAGGTTAATTACTCTTTCTTTTATTTCTAATGACAACAAAGGGTTGTCGTGTTTTTCAATAATTCTTTCTTCTATTTGTTCCGAGTTTTCATTGTCGGGATTGGCGTGGGTAGTCGCCCAAACCATATCTTCTAATACGTAAACTACTCGTCGTGTTCCCGCTTCGGTAACTCCAATATATGGTGCTTCAACAATTTGCTCTTTTCCATCTACCCAAATAACGCATTTTCCCTGCATAATAAAGAACTGATGCCTTGTTTTATGTATCTTAGAGGTAACAAATGAATCTTTAGGTAAGAATACCTCTCTTGTGTAAATTCCATCCGTAAAATACTCTTTTACAGGAAAACTCATAAGAGGAAAATTATCTACCATTACAGCTTCTAATTCGTCTATGCTATGACTAAGAACATTCTTTGAAATGGCGTTGTCCATAAAATTAATTTAAACAAAGGTATTGAATAACCGTTTACAAATAATTGTTATCGTTTGTTTTACACATAACTTTTCGTAGCATTGGTATTTACCGCATACACTTCGGTCTTGGTATTTTTCATTAATTGGGCGGAAACTTGCAAATGGTAGCCCAAAAGTCCTCTCGATTCTGCGCTTTGTGATTTAGAAATCATCACGTAATCTCCCGAAACAAGATTTGCCACGGCATCTAATGTTAAAGTTTTGGCGGTTTTTGAAACTATTTTCCCTACAACTAAATTAGCCTGATTCAATACTGTATCTCCAATGGATATTTCATCTTCCAATCGGAACGCAAAAGTTAAAACAAGCCCAGATAACGTACAATTTCCAATACCCTGAACTGAAAGATTAGAACTGTCTAAAACACTGTTAGAAGTTCTTATGTAGGCTCGTTTTACACCTTCTTGATTAGCGAAGTCGGTTTTATCAATTTGCCCTGCATCTAAATCAGTAACTACCGTTACATCCCAAGCGTCTGTTCCTTCGATTTCGATGTTTTTGTAGATTTTTCGTTCGCTCGGTGCTTGTGAAAAATTAAATACAAACTTGCTTAAATATTCTACCCCATAAAAAGTATTTCTTCCTGTAGCCTGATTGTGTTCGTAAATTTCACCGTTATAGAACGATAGGAATTTACCATTTACCCTACACATATCTTCGGGATTGAAAGTTATTCTACCCAACCATCCATTGTCTTTATCAGAATAAATCCAAGTTACATATTGATTGGTATTGTATTTCACGTTCAACACATAAACATCGTGGTATTGGTCGTATTCTCCAATGACGTTGTTTATCACATTATTCCGAAATAATTTCTTGAAATACGAATTCATTCCCTGACTTGAAATCTCGAATAATCCGTTGTTGAAGTTGTTCTTTAGTACAACTCCTCTTTTTGTATCGCTAAAATAAGAATTCGCCCCATAATCATCACAACTTTCAGCGTGATAGGAAATCCCATATTCACCACCAGTCATTTTTTGTTCGCCCAAAACATATTCTACTTTGGTCATATTCGAATCACCGTCGGCATTATAAAGCAAATCTTTACCGTAAAATACAGTACTATTTTTATCCTCCTGCCAAACTTCAAGGTTAGAATCTGTACCTTTTATTTTTACAATTGGGCCATAACTCTTATCAATATCTTCTTTAAAATTAGCCAAATACAAATTGAACTCATTCAGTTTATTGATATTCGTATTTGCATTGTAAACCCCCGAATAGCAAATGTCCGTACTTCGATTTACTTGCTTGTATTTATCGCTACTAACTGCCGTAACCGGAAAGTCAATAGACAAATACTTTTCGTTAAATGAATCTCTTATTTGGTAACTTTCAGCGCCATTTCCTTGTGAATAGCAATTGAATGTTTTGGATAAAATATTGGTCGAAAATTCGTGTTCTCCATTTACGATATTGAATACGTCTGGAGTTTCATTGAAAATTCCTGTTTCAATTTCTTTGGAAGGATTTTCGAATATCATAAATCCTGCGGTAGTACGTAGCGAAACTTTTACATCTAAAAAACCACTTTTATTCCAACCATTACCATTTGATGTTCCAACTATTTCTAATACATTTGAGGAAGGAGAAGTCACCGGATAAATCCCTCCAAAAGCAACTCCTGTATTTGTGCCTTGAAAAACTACTGATGCTAATTGTGCATCATAAAATGCTTTTATATTTGGATAATCGCTTGATGCGATAAATGGTTTATCTACATATTCGTTAAATTCATCTTCATTGCTGAAATTACTCTTGAATGTAAAAGTCAGTACAGAACCTTCAGGGATATTTCCCGTAATAGTTGACGGCGGAATAGTAAGACTAACAATAGGATAGGATGATTTTGAGCCTTTAAACCCTAAATACTCTTTATAAGCATCAGGATTATAATCCATACCAAATCCTTCGGGTTTGATTTTCATATACATTCCTGCTAATTCCGTAACACCTCCCGAAATAAAGTCAGCATCTTGATTTTTTATCTCTAATACTTTTACAGTTATAGGTTTGGTTAAAATACCATTTGCATCCCTTTTTATCAATAAAATATCGCCCTCGTTTACTTTATTTTTACTCACTCCTTCTAATCGAACCCATCTGAAATTTCCATCTACATAATAATCTACTACATAAATTTCTTCGTAGGTTTTGATGTTTTCTTTTATGGCAAATTTATAGGTTGTCGCCCAAGCAGGAGGTTTTGTTGTCCCCATATCTACAGTAAGCATATTCTTCGATGCCGACTTTTCTAATGGAATAAAAACCGTATTATTAGTACTTGAAAGACCTGTAGTTTTTCTGCCTTGTGCGTCTTTATAAATCGCTACTAATTCATAACTACGATAGCTTTTCATTGATTTTTTGCTCCCAATAGAATCTACAGAAACAAGCGAAGCACTTTCCTGATAATATTCTTTTACAAATGTATTAGGGCCCGATGGTAATACTTCTATTTCGTATTTCATCGAAGGCAAAATAATATCAATAACATTCGAGCTTACAACTGAAACTGTAAATCCGTTAAATAACGATGGCGGAAATGCTAACGAACCCGAAGGTAAAACCAATGAGTTTTTAAACAAATCACTCATATAGCCTTCAATTCCCGACTTGAATCCATTGATAGCATCATCCGTAATTACGGCTTGTATATTAGCATAATCTTTATCTAAGATTGTAGCGTAGGATTTATCAAAAGTAGAAATTGGTCTTCCTGGAACCGTTCCTGAAATGTCAATAGATTTTATGTTGAATAAAATAGAAATAGCACCGTTTTTTACTAAACTCGTTCCCGCAAAATTCAATCGTATTTTTCCATCTACAATTGTCGAAGCATCAAATATTGAAGTTGCAGATAATTTTGAAATAATTAATTCAGTAGATTGTGGCGCTACTGATGAAACTCCCACGGAATAATCCATCACAACCGGATTACCATTTTTATCAATTAAATCTTTATTCTCTTTGTAGTTGGCAAACATCGCTCTATTACCTGCCATAGTTGATGCAACTACACTTTCAGGAACATTATCATACGACCTGTAATATTGGTCTTCGGGCAAGATAGAAAATACTTTGCTATTTGTAAATCGTATTGGGGCAGGAATATTGATATTATCCCCCCAAGATTCTTCCGTTTTTACAAATTGATCCACTTTATAAACTACATCTGAATTACTGTATTTAAACAATAAATCTACTGCAATTACTTCTCTTGTCCCCGTAGCAAAAGTAATATCACAGCCATTATAGATATTAATCATTCCTTTGTTTTCGCAGGAAGAAAAATCCAATTGAAATCTATCAGGAGTAAAAGCGTATTCCTGCCACGTAGAAATAGGTGAATAATAATTGTCTTTGTATTTATATCTTGTGGCAAATGAAAGATATTTATCGGCAATAAAGTTTTCTTTTAAATCCGATGTGTTTATCATTTGAACCGTTGGCGGGTACAATGGAGGCGCTTTAATAAGCATTATTTCCTCTGCTGTAAATCCGTCAACTCCCCAAGTTTTAGCACGGGCAATATTTAATATTCGTGGAGGGTTGCTATCCCCTGAAAATTTCAGTAAGGTATCAGCATCCGTATTTCCAACTAAAACTTCTACATTAGTAATTCTTTCGCCTGTTCTAAAGTTTAATCGTGTTCCTGTGGTAGATTGCGCTACAATCGAAGAAACATAAGTTTCACTGTTATACTCAAAGATATAATCGTGATTTGTTCCTTTCATAAAGTTGTAAACCATACCATTGCTTGTATTTACTCCGTGACCATTAGTATGTCCTCCTGTAACATTATAAGCGGTTTTCAAGGCATTTCCTAAAGCATTTTTTCCAATCCCGCCGCTTGACGCTTCCAATGTAGCAACAAAGAAATTCTCGGCATCTATCAATTCATCAGGCCCGATAAATCGAGCGTCCAAATCCTTGTTAACTGTACCTTTACTAAACGTGTTTGGGAATTTTACCATCTTACTTTAAGTATTGTCTTTTTGCATTAAGGAATAGCATTATGTCGGAAATCTTAATATCCATCATTGCTATTTTTGCATTTTTATATTCGGCAAACCACATTTTTTTAGCCTCATTTTTCTCGTACATTGGAACCGTGAATATCGTTTTCATTAATTCATAGTTCACGTAGTTGTAGAGTGCTTGTTCGGCAAGTTTACTAACCTTAATATCGCTTTCGTTGCTGTATTCCAATCCATCTGAAATGTATTCGAGCATAATCACTCTGCTTGCATTATCCGAACTGAAATGTATTTTACCGCTTCGGGTATCAATATTGAAATAACCATTGGCGTTTTGTGTAGGGTCTAATCTAAAGTTAGTAGAACCACCTACGAAATCAGGGTGAACACATCCGCAACCGCCCTCAAAAACCCGTTTATTTACCGTATCGTTTAGTTCAGAATAATAAGTTGTACCCTCTAAAATATATCCGTTTTCATCAAATAATATCTCGGCATCGTGGTCTTGTAAATAAGCCGTAGCCATCGCTATTTTTTCATTACGGGACAATACCATCAATTCGCCGCTTTCGGGGTTTACGTATGATATTCTAGCGTAATTCACATAGTCTGGTGGTAATGTAATATCGAGTGTATCGCCCAACTCTAATTCCACTTTTTTTACTTCCCGCAAAGCATTCATCGAGAATTTTTTGATTCCCTGTTTGAATTGGTATAGTATTTTTGACCGTGGCACTTTATTTAAAATCGTTCCATCACCTGTGAAGTTCGAAATAAAATTAATCACCATTTCTTCTAGCGAAACATAAATATACGACCCGTGATTTTCTTCCGATTCGTAGTATTCTTGGGGATTCATTGAAGCCATAATTAAGATTGTTTTTGTTCAGTTACTACCTCTGAATTTGCAGCAGCCGCAACAACTTGTTCTTCTTGAATAGACAACCCACAAAACGACATAATTTTCATTACAAGTGGGTAGAATAAAGATTCATCCAATTCAATGTCTTGTCTGTCCAATGCTCCCGCATTAAAAGTTGGATTTCCTTTTCCGTCTAATATGTAGCTCCATTTTGGGGTTTTAGGAGTCCTGATGTAGAGTAATTCTGCTTTATATCCTGAAGGTGCTATCGGAAAAGTTCTATATCCTTCCCCAATTTTAGTATAAATAGGAAAGGTAAGTGTAGGAGCATTTGTTTTTGAATTTACAGCATTATTCCACGGGTCGCCTTTGGGCGTTAGTTCACAACTTGCTTTTTTCCCTGCCGCATTTACCAATGATAATTCACTTGTACGGTACAAATCCGTACCATCATAAGACCAAACATCATTAGGTGCATTATAAGTGAAATTCGACGGTGTAGTAAACTCCGAAAAAGCATCAATTTGCTCCTGAATATTCTTCGGAATATCTGCAAATCCATTGTTTGCTATGTGTCTGTGTTGGTTATTTAACCACTTGTTATACTGAAAAAATAGGTTTTCAAACAGCTCTAATTGAGCCAAATGACAAAAAGCATCAAACTCCATAGGAGAAATAAACGCCCTGTTGTTTTTGTCCAACAATAACAATACGGTATTTCGGCACTTGTTTATGGAAATCATACTTCGAGTATTTTCAACAAAGATAAAAAATAAACGACAACAAACATTTACTATCGGAAATTATTTCCAATTCGTCCTGTTTAAGTAAAATTATTTCATACATTTGGGTTTTAATTTCACTTAAAAATAAACGTAATGAAAAACAACAACAAAGAAAATAAGGCATTGAACCAAACGAGTGTTATCGGTTCGGTTGTTCCCGAAGACGATACGATAACTAAAAAATTAAAATTGTTAAGAAAATGCGAAGAATATTGGGAAATTAAGCCATTTAATGTAAATGAAAATTCTAAAGAAGAAGAAATAAATGATGCTTTGAGTTTTATTCTATCACAATATAATTTCTTTGATTCATACGCTGACGAAATTGAAAATATATTATTATGAAAAAGCCAACAACAATTAGAGGATATATTTCCTTGATGCGTAAAATTGAAAAATTTACTGTTTCTGATTTAAAAGGATTTGATAAGTTATCAGAAAAAACAAAAGATGATTTAGGTTATTTATTAGGTAGTATTTCTAATATCGTGAATGACATTAAAGAGTTTCCAGAAACTTAAAACCAAAATAAAAATGAATGTATTATTTGTAAACGACTGTGCAGTTGATGGCTGCTACAAACTGAATGTTGGAAAAGGAAAGCAGATGTGTAAAGAGCACCAAGAAGCCTATGAGAGAGGTGATAAGTTGAAAGCATTTTATGGTAAAATAGTTCAGAATAAAAATGTTAATTCGGAGCATGTCGGTACAACTGACCGCTAACTATCCGTTACACCCATAAAATGTATTACATCATTAAAAAACCCTACCAATCAGTAGGGTTTTTAGTTCTATTTTAATATTTTATTTCGAATGCAACAAGAACTCATAGAATGTTCTTCCTACTCCTGACTCAAAGTATTTCACGATTTCTTCCATCTCGTCGTGATTTTTCGCTACCTCAAGAATGACTTCTCGGTTTTTATTCATCCAACGATAGGTACTGTAAATCAATTCCCCTGAAGACATAGCTCCTTTGACTACTCCTTTTATTTTTATAGTTGGGTCTTCGGTGTATGCGATGTATTTTGCAGGGTCTTTTTTAGCGACTGAAACTATTTCTTCCTCTAGCAATTCTTCGCTCCAAGAATCAACGTAATGAGGACACTCTACCGATGCAATGGCTCTGTTTGTTATTTCACCTACGCTAAACACCAATCCCATTGCTTTCAAGTTTAATTTCTCTTTCGCTACAATCTCTCTTGATTTAGCTTTTGGATCGTATTCTGTAAATATTTTATCTTTATACGGGTGAATATGTAAAAACTTCTGCAAATTAATCTCATTTGCAGGGACTTTTAGTCGGCCATACTTGAATATAATTTCAGGCAATAAAACGGAACCAGGCTCTTTACTCTGATTTTCAGCAAAAAACGAGGGTTGATTGCTCGAATAACGAAGCATGTGTACCTTGTTTTTAACTTTATTAAAGTACTGCAAAGGCACTAAATCTGTATGTTTTGACGGGATTGAAGCCGAAATTGGTTTTCCGTCCAAATATTCATACTCTCTATCGCGAACTTCCCAATTCTTAAATTCGGGCAAATCTTCGATGTCGTATTCTTCTTTTACTTGTTGGGGTTGGTATTGGGGTTGCTGTGGTTGAGCAAAACTCATTCCTTTTAGTTTTTCCGCTACCAATTTATCAAGCATTTCACTTACTTGTGATAGTGGAATTGTAGGCTCTTTTTCTTCCGTAATTGTAGGTGGTGTTTCTACCGTAGAATCTGAACTTTTGACGGACTTCAAATACTCGCCCAACGGAATCTCGCCTACATATTTTTTATCTACTATTAACCCTTCTGCTACCATATTCTTGTAAATTTTAGACAAGTGTGATGGCAATTTAACTTCTTGTGTTTCCATTTTTGTTTTGATTTAATTGATTATTTATTGAACAACAAAGGTAAATCTTATTCATTTACAAATGTTTGTTGTCGTTTAAAACGTGAAACCTTTGCAGTTTTTGGAAATAGTTTCCAATTATGTGAAATAGTTTCCTTATCTTTGCCAAGCAATCCACTACTTGCGGTAAGATAAATAGGTGAAACACCCTAATCCGAAACCCTTAAAGATGCGTAGTGGCTCTTTAGGGGTTTTCTTTTTAAATAATATTTATGAGACCAATAAATGTAATTTCATTATTTAACGGAATGAATACCGGAACTACACATTTATTAAAAACATCCGTAAATAATAAATATAAACGTGCTACATTATCTAAAAATGGTAAAATAGAATATTGGGGAGTACACGTACTCGTTGCTATTAATTTTTTAGATCATACTCCTTGTGGACACGAATTAGTCGTAGACCATATTGACTTAAATAAAATGAATAATAGATTTGACAATTTTAGGATTGTAACTAATAGAGTTAATAGTAATAAAAAACATATAAAATCTTCATCTTTATACACTGGAGTTTCTTGGGATAAAAAATTAAATAAATGGAGGTCTGCAATAAGTTATAACGGGAAAACAATATTATTAGGTTTTTTTGATTCTGAAATAGAAGCATCAAATCAATATGAAAAGGCTCTTTATAGCATTGAAAACAATTTAGAAATAGAAGTTATTAAAAGTACTTATTCCTCACAATACAAAGGCGTTAGTTGGCATAAAAGTTCAATGAAATGGAGGGCTTTTATCGTTATAGAAAGAAAAACTATTCATTTAGGTACTTTTGTAAGTGAAATTGATGCCTATAATGCTTATTTATTAGCTCATGAAAAGCATATTGAAAGTATTAAAACAAAAAACCCACTCGATTGAGTGGGTTTTAATCTAAAAACTATCCTTTAGCCCTGAAATTTAACAGTGTTGTTACGCCCTATCAAAACAGTCGCCGATTCATTTTGGAACTCTGTAGTGATAGTATCGGTTAAGCTAGTCCCTTGTAGCCAATCTCTGCATACTAATTCGTAATCACGATTCATAGCACCATAGGCTCTATTTCTCACGTGAATCATCGGTTTCACAGATGGAGTACCTTGCATTGGATCTACCACTGATTGAGAAGCAGACGGAATCAAGAAACCATTTACTTTAGAAACTCCTGTGATAGCCCCTTGAGCAGTTGCTTCTTTTAGGTATTGTAGGGGAGAATATGTGAAATCATATCCACCTAAGCAATATCCTTGGAAAGATAGGTCAAGCGCCATTTTCTTATCGTTGTTGAATTGTCCGTAAGCAGAACCAGTTGTTACATTGGTAGAAGCTAAGAACTTATCAATAGCGAAACAGAAAGCAGTTGTTCCGTAGATGATGTTGTCTCTTAATTGGCCTTGTTTTTCCAAACGGTCAATCAAACTTTCGGCAGATGCAAAGTCAGCGATTGTTCCTGCGAAGATGTTTCCTTCTCCCATTGCAGAAAGCAAACCTTGACGACCTTTGTACCCTGCGGCAAGTAAATCACCCGCCCAAGTTTCTGAATTAAAGTGAGCAGACTCTACTTTGTTTCTGAAACGTCTTTCGGTATTGTCTTTGTTTACGTCATACCAAATATAACCTAATGTATTTCCTGAAGTATTATCAGTGGCTTTCAACCAAGAAATTTGAGTCATATTTGTACGGTTCTCGCTAACCATCTCTTTTGTGATAGTACCACGAGTTGTGTATTGTTGGTATTTGGTATTCAATGATTCTTGCATCCCTGCTGAACCTTTCAAGAATTCAGAAGTATCGGCGAAACAAGAAATTCCTGTAGCTCCCAATGCTGTCCAACCTGCTGCTTGACCACAAGATGCGGTGAAAGTAGTTGAAGTTGTAGCGGAGATTCTACCTTTTCTTGAAATTGTTCCATCAGGTAAGAAGGCTTGGATAACTTCACCTACTCTAAAAGTATGGTCGGCCAATGTAAATACATCTCCTACACGTGCTACTCCTGTGGCAAGTTGAGTTAATCTGTCTTCTTCCGTCCAAGTGATAACGTCACTTGCATAAGGAATTTTACGTCCTGTTTTTTCGAAGAAACCGTCAATCATTTGAGTCCCGTATCGTCTGTTTAGCGTTTTGTCTAAATCAGGCAATTGGTGGTCAAAATAATCCAAGTCGGTCAAATCTAAATAATTCGCTGCTGTAGGTACTTTAGTCGCACTTGGCGTGTATCTTACTGCGGGTGTTCCTGCTATTGCTCCCATTTTGTGGTGTTTGTTTTAAAAATTAGTAATTGTTTTTAAAACAAGAAATTTTAGTTTTCCTTCGTAAACGAAACTCCAGATGCGCCAATACTTGGTATGGTTCTAATATTGTCCGGTTGAATATTTTTTGAAACCTTGTCTTGGATTTCGAGTTCTTTTGCTCGTCCTCTTTGGTAGGCTTTATTCAGTTCAGTTTTATAGTTTCTCTCCATATATTTTGATATATGGTATTCTTCTATATTTTTTATTAGTCCCGTTTCCTTGTCTATCAACTCATTCTCTCTATTGTTAGAGCTAAGTTGAAATTCTTTTATTTCATTAAGATTTTCTGGTTTAATAGTAAAATCTTCAAACCCTGTTTCTTTGTCTCCCAATTGAACTTTGAACCCTTCAAAATTGTTGGAAAAAAAAGATTCGGTTCTTGAAACAAAATCATTTCTTTGACCGTTTAATTTTGCAAAAAACTCTTCTTCTTGTTTCTCTTGATTGTCAATCGCTTTTTTTGCTTCTCGATACTCAATCGGAATATGCTCGTCAGACCCTCCAACGGCATTAAATTCTTCTTTTCGTTTGTCGAAAAACGCATCGGCTTTCTTCAAATCGTCTGTTCGATTCATTCCTCTATCGAGGATTTCGTCTTCGTCAATATCTTCATCAAGTCCTTCGGTACTATAATTTTTATCATAATACCTATTTACTTGTTTATCAGAATAATTAGGATTTGAAAGTTTGATGTAGCTTCTTAATCTACTTTCTTCACTTTCTGCACCCCAATCCTTCTGTGTTTCTAAGAAGTCGTTGTAATTTGTATTTCCTGTTTTTTCAATGAACTCGTTGAATTTCTCCATTGCAGGAGCGTATTTTTTTTGCTCTTTTGGGGTTAATGAATCCTGAAATTCCTCAACCGTCATTCCTTTCGATTCTGCCAAATATTTTATGGCTAAATCCTCGTCAAGCTCTACTGCTTCATATTCTTCTTCTACTTGCTCGGTAACTTGCTCGGCTACTTGCTCTACAACTTCTTCCTGTATAGGAATTTCAGTTTCGGCAGCAGGAATAATGATATTATCTTCTTCTGTAACCGGTGCAAATGATATTGTAGGCTCCTGATTTTCTACCGCAACTACTTCCGCTTCGGGAATTATATTCTCGTCTTGTGGCATAATATTTTGATTTGATTTGATTTATTAGTACAAAAGTAGATTTTATTCGTTTACAAACGTTTGTTGTCGTTTATTTTTTTTATATCTTTGCTTCGCACTATGGTAGAAGTTGGTATCTCGCAAGGCTCATATCCTTGAGGTCGCAGGTTCGAGTCCTGCTAGTGCTACTGTTGCAAAAGGATTAGGGTATCACCTAGTCGGCAAGTAAACGAGTTGATTCTTCCATTCGGAGAAAACAAATCTAAAAGCGGATAGCCTTGAAGTTATCCGCTTTTTGCTTTAAGTATTAATTAATTCACTATATTTGCATCGAGGTCTTACATTAAACATCTTTTCAAAAAATTGTGTCAACCAAAAAAAACCCGATAACTGAAATTATCGGGTTTTGCTTTTAAAATCTATTGTGTTACTAAACTTCTCATACTTTTTATTTATTAGATAATCTAATTTTAGGAATAGTCCCGCCGACAAAACCAACATTTACAATTACAGTAACAATATCCCCTTCATCGAAAACAATCCCTCTAGTCGCATCTGTAAAAAATGTACCTGAACCCGTTGCTGTTGTTGCTGCATTAGCCCAAGTCAATGTGGCAAACGTTACCCCATTTTTATTGATAGTAACTGTTCCGCCTGTTGATGGAGCTGTATTTGATATTCCTGTAATCACAGAACAAACACTAAATTGTTCGATAGTTTTATGTGTTGTTCCTGATGTAAAATCAATTAAAGAAATAGTTGTGTCAAAATCATTATTAGCAGGTCTTTTTTGTGCCGTTGGTCTTGCTCTATAAAAAGCTACTTCTTGCAAAGTTCCATTAGCCATTGGATAACCTGCTGGCAATGATGTAATTCTAAAGTTATTTCCTTGCGCCCCTACATTACCTGTTGTTAGTTTAAAAGCAGCTACACCATTATCGAAATACTCGCCTTGACTTCCTGCTGTATATTCTAAAGTACCGTAAACAATAGCAATGTCATTAGATTTAATTACGTTGGTATAGTTTTTAGCTTCAATACTTTCTGTTTTATATTTTCCTACATCCCAATAAGAGCCTTTTACGCTTGCGGCCCTTTTGCCTTTGAATAAAAAATTATACTTTGTATTATCTTCTAATATTCTAGGATAAATTAAATAGTCAGTAGTAGATGATTGAGCCGTTGCATTTGCTAACTCTACCGTTGGTAGAGCTGGATAGAATTTAGGAGGTTCAACATTTAAAGGGATTCTAGTTTTACCAAAATTACCAATTGATAACAAAACTTCTCTAAAAATCGCCCCCTGACCATCAATAATATTAGGATGCAAACAATCTGACATATAAATATTCGTAGCAGTTGGTACTTTTTCACTAAAAATAGCACCTTCTCCCGATTGAGTATCTAACACATAAACATTAGGGTATTTTGCAATCATAGCACGATAAGCAAGTCTTAAAGCATCTGAACGTGATTGTGTTTGCGCATACGTTGTTCCTGCTCCTAAGTATAAAGTTAATGTTACCGAATCATAACATAAATGATTAGGCATTCTTAAAATTATATCAGTATTTGGTAATCTAGTTTGAAATGCCTCAACTGTGCTACTAATTATAGCTTCTAATTGTGCTTGTGTTGTTGCTCCTAAACGAACATCGTTAATTCCATAAGAATAAATTATTAAGTTAGGCGCAAAACTTACTACTTGTTCAAACCCTAAATTAATCGCTGTATTTCCTACAGAAGCTAAAAAATTAGCTGCTGTATTCCCATTAGAACCAAAAGCTCCATTAGTAACTTTATACATTGGAGCGCCCGCATATCTTGAAACTCTATTGTCATAAATTGAAGCAAAAGATATAGTTATAGCTAATCCTGTTCCTGACGTTAAAGTTATAGGCGCAAAAGCATTACTTACTATTTTAAATTCTGTTGTTGAAATAACTTCTGAAACATAATAGAAAGTATTATTTACAAAACCATTGGCGGTTGTTGTAGAATAAATTACAGAATTTACTAATAGATTATGTGTAGTAACCGAAGTACACACTCCACTAGCTGAAATAGTATTAATTACAAACGTTTCAGGAGTATCTAGTGTTATAGTCGCTGAATCTCTTGAATCAATCATATAAAATCCAGTGTGCATAGTAACTGAATCACCTACCCAAGCAACTTTTCTATTTAAACTATTTGAAATAGAGCGATAACGATTTAATGCTATTTCAGGTAAATTAGATTTTTGAGCATTATTTGAAAATCCATCACTAGGAATTGTAATGTCTAGCGTATTTATAAACGCTTGCAACTTATAAAAAGCGTTCTCAATATCTATAGGAACTTCTCCGTTTATTAATCCAAAATGGTGAAAAGGAATTGAAATCATAACCTCACCTACTTCTAGTATTTCTACCTTGTCATTTTGAAGAACAACACTTGGTTGGTCAAACTCTAATATATACTCATTGTATATACCCCCCTCTATATCTAGTGATACTATTAGTTTTTGTGATAATGATGATATCGTATATTTCATAATTTTGTTATTAAAATTGGCTACATTTCTATTACTTTTTAACCTTTACGATGGTTTTTTTAATCGCCGGCATATCCTTTTCAAGAGGTTTTAATCTGCTGTAGTGATCTGATTTAAAAGGGTCGTTAATACTTGAGTATTTATCCCCATCAAAACTATTTTCTTTCTCCATACTTCTACCTCTAACTACTTGTGGGTTTCCTTCTTGTACCCTTGTTTTATTAGCGGCTGCATTTCCTGCTCGTCGTTGGTCAACAATATCTTTGCCTTCAAACTTGGCTTTTTTTGCACCTACAATACTGTCACTTTTAGCCATAGACTCTACCTCATTTTTTCTTTTGTTGAAATTAGTAGTATCGTCTATTTCTTTAATAATCTGTTTTGATAGTCCTTTCGGTACGTACCCTTCTTCTTTTGCATCAGCAGCAGTTTCTTTGTCGTAAATTCCTTTTTTAGCTTCTTCGGCTTCTACATTTCCCCTTTTAGGGATTTTAACCATAATTTTTTTCTTTGGGTCTGGCATAATTTCTATTTTTTATTGGTTTATATCGAACATTTCCATTTCGGCTTTTTCGGACTCAAAATCTATCGGGTCTTTCCCTTTTGCTTTTTGGTCAGCGATTCTTGATGTATGAGTAGCTGCTTCGGCTTGCGCTACCGATTTGTCTTGTTTTAGTTTTTCAAGTTTTTCTGTAGCTCCCGCATTGATTACATATTGCAGTTCAAGTTTGTTTTTCGCTTTATCCACTTCGGTAAGTCTATCTTGCTCACCTCTCGCTTGTTCTTTTGATATTTCTCCCTGCGAAATAGCATTTTGTTTTTCTATATCAAACTGATTTTGCATTTTAGCGGTTTCCTGTCTTGCTTTTTCGGATTCTTGTGCAGCACGAATATTTTCGTCTGATTGGATTTTGAATTTTTGTGCTTCTTGTTCTTGCATTACTTTAGCACGTTTTTTCACTAAAACTGTCAAGTATTGGATAGCTAAATCAAGGATTTTGATGTTGCGTATTTTGTATTTATCCTCTAATCCTAGATAGCCTTTTTCTACTGAAATTGATAAATCTTGGTTTAGTTCAGCTCTTTCTTCATCGTCCATTTCTAATTCAAAATAGATAGCGAAATCGCTTAAATGTAAATCACGAACAATGTCTAAATCGGCAACGGCGGACGCTCCAATTTTCTGAATCAAATCTTCTCTTAAACTTGGGTAGTATTTTAAAATATCTGAAATTGAATAACTGATAGTTTCAGCAGTTTTTAAAACCAAATATCCTGCCCCATCCAAAATATGTCTTGTGGCTAAATTTGAGTTGTAAGCAGCGATTTTTTGAATACCAACTAAACTATCTCTATCGGGAGTTGATGCGTCACTCGCTTTGTTTAGCCCTACTAAATCGGTTAATTCTATAATCTTTGAATCTCTTTCGTTTCGTAAGGCAACCAATTTATTGATGCTGTCACCCGTTTGAACTTCTTGAAATGGTTTTTGAGCATTACTATACTCTCCACCAATCAAAGAAGACCTGTATAGGTAACTTCCTTTTTGTAGATACATATCTAATGTTTGTTGGACGGTTTGCATTTTACCGTCACCCATATCAACATCAGCCAAAGCGTCAAGGTCAATAGCGATACCATCAGGGGTAATCCCTTGTCGTATTTGTTGTGCTTTTAATTCGATAACATTCAAATCATCTTCAACAGGAATCATTCTCGAAACTAAACTTGGAATAATACCATTCTCCATATTAGGAGCAATCATTCGATATTGTTCGCAAACTTTTTTGTTGTTTGATTTTGGGCGGGTCATAGATTTGGCCAATTCCCATTTCAATAAAATATTGGTTCCTAAAACCAAGCATCCCTCAAATAAAACTTCTTCTACAATAGAGTTTCTAATGTATCTGTCTTTTTTATCTTTTGGTTTTGAAGCGTCAAAAAACTCATTGGCATCTTCGATTACAGTTTCTCCATTGGATAGTTTTTTTACTTTTTTTGCTCTCTCACGGAAAGTTTTATAGGTAAAGTAAAGTAGGTTCGTATGTCCTTTTAGCGTACTTGAAGAATCTAATCCGTGTAGTTTTGACCAATTTCCTGCGGCGATTTCAATGTCTTTTTTTACATCGGAATTATCAGTACTCAACAATTCAGGATATTCCACGAAAATATCGGAAAGCAATACTTGTGCTACGTGTCCTTTATAAAAACAATCATTAAAATAAGGGTCTTTTGTAGGCGAATAAACCATATCTGCAAAGTCAATATGCTCGATTAAAATTCCCTTTGAAGGGTTTAATCGGGTGCGTGTTGCGGCGGCTCCATCTACAACTAAGGCTCTTTTAACTTTTTTATCGAGTACTAAATTATACTCGTTTTCCTCCATCACCGTAGCGATAGCAATTTGGTTGGATAAACAATTCGAAGGTTTCCATTCCATCTGCATGTGAATATCCATTTCCTCTTTGCTTTGTGGGATTTCATCGGCGGGCATAGCGCCAACATCAATACCTGTTTCAGTAAGTGCTTTTTGAGTAAACGGCAACGAGTTTCTTTCATCCTCTATTTTTTTTCGGTAGGCTCTTTTTTCTTCATCCGAAGCAGGGTCAATCGCTTTTGCTTTAATAGAATAAGGTCTGTTTACCATTCCGTTAACCACTAAATCCACAATTTTAGGCATTCTCGAAAGTGGCTTTTTGCTTAAATTCAACAAAGAAACATCGCCATTCGTACCCAACATTGGATAGTATTTAGCCATATTTACCAAGCCATTAGCATAAATCCTTCTTTCGTAAAATTCTGCCCTACCTGTGTAGAATCTACAAGACCCTCCATTACCTCTATAAAACCATTCGGAATATATCATATCCCCAACGGCTTTTCCATAAGCACGGCTTTGTTTTGTAGCGAAACTATCTGTTTGACTTGGCGGAGAGATAGTCTGTGATATTCTGAATCCTTTATCGTCTTCCATAACTTATGAGTATGTTTGAAATTTTATTTGTACTGGTTTTTTTGGCCCCGACGGAGCTAAATATGGTTTTCTGTTTACGGCCATTATCGCATATCCCGAAGCGATTGTAGCATCAAATTCTGTTCTTTTGGCTACATTAAATCTCGCCCAATCTCGAAGCGTTCTGTCAAAAGGCATACTTCCCATTTCGCCCTCAACTCTTACAGGGTGCAAGTTTTGTCCTTGGGTATAGTTTCCAACGTATTTATCGATGTAGGTTTCTATTCCTGTCCAATGCTGTGTGATAATATCTACTCCTGAACTCGGTACGCCTCCCAAATCTTTTTCAGTTTGCGAAAGTTTATTCATCGGTTTATCAAAACGATGTATGGAATATCCTCTATAACCACGGTTTCTAAAGTGTAGCAAGAATCGAGTTTTGTTATTCTCAATCAAACAAGGCATTCCGTAAAACACCGCCGCCATTAAGCAATCCTCGAAGAATATCTCTGCGGTTTGTGGTCTTGTAATGTATTCTACAATAAATGAATTGCTTGGAGCATCTTTCATTGTAGTACGGGTAAGCCCTATAAATGCACCTTTCGAACCTTCGCTGTGTTCCGATCCGTTTTCTGTTTCTTGAAGTTGACTTCCCTGCGTAGAATCTTGGTCATAGGTATCGACTCCAAACGCTCCTAAATCATCATTGCCAGGATGCTTTGAAACGTGGCCGAACTCGTTTCTTTTGATTTCCCATTTGTTCCTCATTTCTACAGGAGGAATCCAACTCACTAAAAACCTTCCTTTAGCCATTGGTTTCCAAAGAACTCTTGAATCAGGAATATTATCTTCCCATTCAAAATTGCCTCTAACTAGAGTTTTATTTATTTCGTAGGTTTCGTTATAGTCTAATTGGTCGTTTATTTTCTGTTGGTCAAATATGGTAGAAACAGACTCGTCACGAAAAGCATCTGCCTTGGTAATTGGGTCTAAACGTCTTGCATTCCAATAGTTTTTTTCACCCATCATTCGGGCTGACTTAAATTCATTTTCTAAATACTGTAATGAACCGTATAGTTTTAATTCCCCTTGTGCATTTACAAAACTTTTTCCTTTTTCTACTACGGCGTGGCAAACCCCATATTTATCGGTGTAATCCTCTGCGTTATGATGTGCGGGTAAGAAATAAGCATACAATCCTGTGGTAGTTCGTCCGTTGTCGTTTCGTTTCAATACATTTGAACCTACATCCATTAATTTAAAATCACTTCCCCCTTTTGCTAATGGATTTAAAGTGGAACCAATAAATGATTTCCCTACTACTCTACCCCCTTGAATCATTGTAGGTTTAATATTCATCCAATGTGCTAAATAGCTTAAATGCTCCCATTTTGAGGCTTCATCACCTAAATACATATTCAGTTTCACGGAGTCATAAGAAAGTATCGCTGTGGCTCTGTAATCAACTGTAGTGTTTAAATAATCAGCCGTAGAAGTATCTTTGTTCTTTTTGGCCGCCCTTGAATTATCTGAAGGTTTACCAAATACCATTTTCTTTACATCGTCAATTTTTCCCTTCACAACGGGTTGGAAAAAGAAAGGTAAATTCTGAATTACATACGAATATTTTTGGAAGGCTACCATCGCATCCGCATCGGATTTCGAAGTAATACCTATCTTTTGATTTTTGGTTGTAGTTGATAATTCTACCAAGTGGTCTAATGCCATTTCCGTAAATCCTGTACGACGACCTTTAGTGAAGAACATTCCAATACTTCTTTTATCAATAAGGCAAGCCTTAGCGAAATAATACATATTCGCTTGCGCCATACGAAAGTCTTTATAACCTCCTGTATCAGCCATTTGGTTCCATTGTAACCCCATATAATGTTCGGGAGTAATGTAAACTGCCTGTCCGTTATTCATAAACCAAACGCCTTCTCTACGGCGTTTGTATTCCTTTACTATGTAATATGCAAAAGCTTCTTCTGTATCGGGAGTCAAACCTTTCGGCATTTCCTGTCTTCTCCAATATTGTTCGGCAGGAGCGTATTTTTCGAAAAGTATCTCGGTACGTTTTGGCTTTTTAGGAAGCATTATATTCAGCCCGTCAAGGGTAATAATTTCGCCTTTTGTTCCTAATGGACAAATCATTACGCTATCGGTTTCAGCATCATACCATTCTTTGTGATATTTTTTTAAGGGTAAAAACTCTTGGTTGGCAAACTTTTCAGGATAACCTCTTTTGAATTCCCGTTCTTGGAGGTCGAACTTATCGGCGTCAATTTGGTTTTGCAACTCGATGTTTCCCGCATTAATGTCGGTAATCGCTTTAAGTAAAAGAGGTTTTGAACGGATAGCTGTTCCGTATTTCTCGGCATCTAAATCTTCAAAATTTATCTCTTTTTTTAATGCTTTACGTAATACATCAATCGAGTTATTCCCTATTGATACAAGTTCAATGATATAATTTCTTAGTTTTTCGTGACTTGGTGCGTTCGGTGAGTTTTGCCAAGTAACTAAAAGTTCTTTTATCGCAATGAAAGATTCAATTCTGGATTTCACAAGCGCAGACAATTTCTCATCGTTGACCTTTGATATATCAACGTTAAGCTCCATCCCTTGTAGGGAATCCTTAATGGCAAATTCTATGTCTTCACTTAAGCCTTTCATTGGTAACAAAGGTATTAATTTAACGTTTGCAAATGTTTGTTGTCGTTTAAATTTGGCAAATCAAAAAAATCACTTGCTTTACATTACAATATCTCTTTCGTATAATGTTCCAACTCCTGTTCCTGTTTCTGAACCTGTGGCGGTAAAATAAGTGTTTAAAGCGCCTAATGCTCCATCGCCAAATGTTGTTACTTTATACTCTACTCCCGCAACTAAATCTACAGCATTCACATTAGTAGCTTTTATAAAAGCACCTCCCTTGCCTATTCCTGCTGCTACAGCTAATGCTTTACTGCCATAAGTAGATAGTGTTTCAATAATTTTACCTCCAATTGTATTAACTGAAGAAGCTATTAGCGTAGTCGTTGTAGGGTTAATGCTTGTGTTTGGCATATTGTTATACGTCAAGTTTATATTGCCCCAAACACCGCTAACAATTCCTCCAAAAGAAGTGTCTGTAAGTATGTACATTTTACAAGAATCTAAAACTACTCCTGCGGTATCTGCCGCTGTATTGTTATAGGCAAAATATTCAGTATTCCCTCTAAATATAGTGTCTATAGCTGTAAAAGTAGCAGAGTTAGTTAAATGTAAAAATTGAGTGTACGTTACGGTTGGGGTAGCTCCTATCCAAAATTCAGAACCACTTAATGACAAATTCCCGCTATTTGCTATTTCAACGGTTGGGTATGTGTTTGTAATTGTATCGTTTATATTGTTGAGGATATTTAAAAAATTTCCTTTATTATCTACTTGTCCTTTTCCTTTAATAACAAACATTCTACCTCTATTTATTGAAACTCTAGAGCTTATTTCTAGGGTGCTATACCCTGAATTTTCATATTGTAAATTAGCACCATCTACTTCAAATAATATATCTGCTTCTGTAGTTCCGATTAATACGACACCACCTCCTACACCTCTCAAAGTAAGCATTTTGAAAATTGAATTCCCTGTAGATGGTAAATTAACTCCTATAAGTTTAAAACCATTTGTATTACAATTTATATAAGCGTTTTCTGCAAAAACCAATATCGGCTTATGGGACAAAATAGTGCTAAATAAATTAAAATCCATAAGCCATCCACTTATTGGGGTGCTGTTGATTCTAACTCCTTCTTTAAGTGTTATTTGTAAATCCTTATAGTTAAAATCTCCTGTGAAATTATAAGCTCCACTGCCTTTTTCAATCTCTATTATAGAATTTATTAACTCTGGATTTGCAGGGTCTAGTATCGTGCCTCTTCCTCCTGTTCCTTTATAAGCGTCTAATGCCGCCTGAATTGTTTTAAATGGTTTTGAGGCTGTTCCTGTTTCTTCATCTCCTGAATAAGCTGAATTTACAATTAACGATGGAATGTCTGAAACTACGGGTAATTCTATAGATACTTCATCTGTTTCTGTAGCAGTTATATTCAAAGACGAAGAAATTAAAGATTTTAATCTTAGTTTATTGTCATTGGTATTTACTTGCAAGTCTTTAATTATTGATGTTCCAGAACCCTGACTTTCGGCTATTAAAGTTTTCGCTATAATAGAAATAAATTCTGCGTTTTCTTCTTGGGTTTTTAGAAGAGTAGCCCCTCCTCCCGAATTTGTAGCAACAATTCTTCTAAACTTATAGTCGTTGTTTGATAATTCTTTAAACAATCTTGCACCTGTCGCTCCTAAATTTGAAGCTGTAGGTGTAATCTCAATAAAATCAGTAGTCAATACATCGGGTAAATCTATCCCTACACTTTGGTTTTGTAGTTTCAATATCGATTTTACCCCGTTCAAATTTACCACTACAACGTGATATTGCTCAACCACAAATACAGGATCTAAATTATTTAATACATCCGCATTTGTAGCATATAATTCACCATTATAAATAATTTCAGTATATCGTAACGTTCCACCCTCCAAAGGTGATAATCCGCTTACAAAATATTGTTTTAGCTTACCTAAAAGGAAATTCTTAGTCTTCTTTGCAGTTGTATTCCCATCTGTTCCAATTATAGAGTCTAAATCAGAAACATCAGTATCGATAATATAAACGTCTTGGTTGCTTATCTTTGTCATTTTTTATGAATTTAGTTTTGCTAATATATTTCGGGTTCTCATTCGGTATAGTCTTTGGTCGTTTATTACAAATTCATATTCAACAAAGGTATAAATTTAACGACAACAAATATTTAGTGTCGTTTAAAATATAGAAATTGCTGAATAAAAATGGAAATAGTTTCCAATTATGTGAAATAGTTTCCTTATCTTTGCCTAAGTTATGCTTCGACAGAGTAACTAAAATTAAAAAATAACAAAAGCCTCATAAGGATAACAGATGTCGAAGCCTGTTTGAATTATGGGGTTTTATGTTTTAAAAAAGTATGAGTTTAACAATTACGAATGAGGATAATATGGAGTTAATGAGCCGTTATCCTGACAATTACTTTGACCTTGCGATAGTTGACCCTCCTTATGGAATTGAAAGATTTAAAAAAGGATTTGGAACAACAAGGTTTAAAATGGATAAAAGAACTGCTAAAAAAGGTATTGAGTGGGATGTTAAACCAAAGCCAGAATATTGGAAAGAATTGTTTAGAGTTTCTAAAAATCAAATTGTTTGGGGTGCTAATAATTTTATAATGCCTCCAAGCGAATATTTTTTGATTTGGAACAAAAAGCAAACAGTAGATAATTTCGCCACGGCAGAGTACGCTTGGGTAAGTATGGGTTTAAAAACTCCTGCAAAAATTTTTGATTACGGAATACATAAACACAACCATACAGATAAAATACACCCTACACAAAAGCCTATTGATTTATATAAATTTATTTTAGATAAATACGCTAAACCAAACGATAAAATTTTAGATACACATTTAGGTAGCGGAAGTATTGCTATAGCTTGTCACGACTATAAATATGATTTGACAGCTTGTGAATTAGATGAAGTACATTACGATAAAGCAATGGAGCGTATTAATAACCACGTAGCACAACAAAAATTATTTTAATATGGAATACTACAAAAATTTAAGTTTAGAAGATATTAAGTACATCGACATCGACGGAATACCACAAATTGAACAATGGTATGATATACCAAACTTTGAAGGCTGTTATCAGTTAAGCAGTTTATTTAGAGTAAAAAGTTTAAGCCGTATTATACTAAGGGCAGGTAAATACCCATTTATGAGTAAAGTTAAAATATTAAGTCAGACTCATCAACCTAGAACAAGACATTTAGGAATTAGCTTGTGTAAAGACGGAAAATATAAACGTTGGGGCATACATATTTTAGTAGCATTAATACATATACCTAATCCATTAAATCTACCTATTGTTGAGCATTTAAATGATATTTCAACTGATAATAGACCAATTAATCTAATGTGGAGTACTTATTCTGATAATAATAGACATGCAGTAGAAAGAGGGAGGATAAATCACTCTAAAGGAGAAAATAGATATAATTCAAAATTTACTGAAAAAGATATTTTGTATATTAGAAATAGTAATTTAAGCTATGGTGAATTACGAAAACTATATAACGTTCCGAGCTCTACAATTAGCCAAATAATACTAAGAAAATCTTGGAAGCATGTTTAATATAGAATTGCCAAAATATTTCGTGTCCTGATGCGGTATAGTTTTATCCCTTTTATATCAAAACTATACTCCGAATCTGATTTGAAGGCTATTTTGTCGCCTACAAAAACTCCTTGTGCTTCAAGTATTCTATTGGAATATTTTACTATTCCAACGTGTTCTAATTCGGTAGTTCCAATCCATTTTTTTTCTTCGATAATGGGTTCGATAAAAACAAAATTATCAACGGATATGGTTTCTTCGCCACGGAAAATTAAGAATATCTGTTCCGGCAACACCTGAAATAATTTATCCTTGATGTAGGAGTCCGATTCTCTTGTTTTTCCCTGTCCGTCGAAGTAGGTTCGGAATATATTGTGTTGGATTACTACTTGGTCGCCAATTTGTATGTTTCCTTCATAGTTTAATGGTAGCGAAACTACCACCCCAATACGATTTACATCCTTGGCGTTTTCAATAGAGGTGTTTATAATAAGCGTTTTATCACCTACTTTTTTTGTGGTGATGAATTTCTCCCCATTGAAAGGAGTTACGATAAATCTATCAGGCATCCTCATAATTATTCGATGTAATATTCTGCGATTACCCTATCGCTTTGCGGCACGTCTTTCCAATGTTTACTCTCTTCACCAACAGAAATGTATAATTGGTAAACTTTACCAACCAACTCAATATTAGTAATTACTCTACGCTCTTTAACTCCATTAATAGTTATATCTCTTGGTTTATCAGCGACGTGAATATCTTCTCTTAGCGAGTATATCACTGTAAGCACTCGTATTCTTTTTGTATCGGACATATTATGATAGTTTATCGATTAGTACATTATTTTCTTCGAGTATTTCAGCGATGGCTTCAAAAACCATATCTAAAGTATCTCCTGATTTTAGTTTCCCTTCTTCGGCGGCAAATCTCATTTTCTTTTTTAGGTTACAGGAAATCTCAAATAAAGCGCCAAACATTCCTTCTGCATTGTTATAAAGGTTATATTCTCGAACATCATCCTGATTGCTTAGGTCAAATGTTATCTTTGCTTTTGCCATTTGTAATGTCTTTTAACTGATTAAATATACTTTCTGATTTTTCACCCCAATACATGTCACATTTACCCTCTTTTATTGGAGGAATAGTAAAAAATGATTGCATATAATCACTTGATTTTGCTGTGAATCTGTAGCACTTATTTTTTACAGGACACTCTTTGCCCGTGCATTTTGTTATATCGCTCATAATAATTTATTATCAATATCAGGAAGTCCTTTTCCATTATTTGTAATTATCGAGAACCCTGCATTTGATGTAAACCCTAAATCCTCACTATATCCATTTCCTGTAAACAAACTCCTGGCGTGCATTCTTATATGGTCAACAGAATCGTCTTTCAGAATATTGAACTTTCCTCTCATATTTACACTTAAATTCTGTATGATAGAATGTAAATGCCCTTCAAGTATTACATTAAATATTCCTTTTTTACCAAAATCCCAACAAATATCCTTTGTGGGTTTCCTGCTTATTCCTTTATGTCCGTGAAGTAGAATATAGTTTATTCCGTCTATTTCGCAAGATATTACAGTTGGGTGGAACTCAATATCATATCCTAATAATTCTAGTCCAAAAGAGATTAAATCAGCAGCACCTCCGTCAACGTCTTCGTCTTTATCCGAAGTAAGCCTATCGTGATTTCCTGCAACAAGTTTCACTTTTCTTAAATTGTTTAATTTAGAAAGAAATTTTTCGTGCCAAATCTTAACTGAAAACTTAATTACTTCTGCCCCAATCATTCCTTTTTGCAATCCTTTCCAAGAGTTTTTGTGGTTTAATCCGGTAAAACTCTCAATCATATCTCCAAGGAACATTACGTTGACTTCCTTGAACCCTCTCTTATTTACTTTTGCTACAATTTCTTCTAAATAATCTATTAGAATTGGGATTGAAAAATCTTTTGTATTTACTAATCCGTCGATGTACGCTCCTAAATGTGGGTCGCCAATAATAATATTTGCTATTTCACTACCTTTAACGAAAGTAGAAGTATGCTTAATTACCTTATCAAATTCCCTTGTTAGGATTTCTTTTATCTCTAAATAACTTTTTTCGTCTTGTTCTTCAGGGCTGTAAAAAGCGATATTATAAAACGGAACTCCTGTATGTGAAACTAATTTCCAACTCTTTACAGTATCATAATCAAACTTGTAAAACTCACAATACTTTTTAATATCCATTATTCCTCCCGAAGAAGAAATTGCTGTAAATCCTTTGCGAGAATCATACTGATTTGTTTCAGTTGTAGTTTCATTTTCAAAATCTTGATATGCTTCAAACTTCTTAATCTCACTATCTAACAACCTACTTATATTCCTCCTGATGTACCTTGAAAACTGCCCCTTTTCTAATCTTTCTAATGGTATTTCTAATTTATTTACTACTTCTATTGCTTCAATCCCTTCATTTTCTTCTAGTATTCTCTTGATTTCATTATCATAACAATTCCATTGTGAACTTTTTCGTGAATTTGACATATTTGATTTAATTTGATTTGTAATGTGGGCTTACTGCGTAATCAATAAATAACCTGCTCCTGTGAGTATTGCTCCCGAAACTACCTTCCAAAAAGTCTTATTTCTTTTCTCTTTTCGCAAGGATTTTTCAG